ACTTCCTCTCGTGGGAGCATCCGCGGCAAAAGGCTGCAAGCCGGCTGGAACGAAGACTTCCTCGAGCGCATCCTCTGTGGTTTTTCCGGCGAATAAGATGCAATTGCCCTGGGGATGAGTCGACCGTCAAGCGGCTCTTTATCCACGGGGACCGCATCGAACTGCGCGCCGAAAACAAGCGTTACAAACCGATCCTCGTCACTGGGGAATCGGAGTTTCGAATACTCGGAAAGGTGATTGCCATAAAACACTCAGCGGGGAGGTGAACCAGCACATGTCACGACAGTTTTCCATTCCAACCGTCCTGCGGATGACGCCCAACGCGTTTCTCGCGGAATGTTTTAAAGAACTTGGGCACGGCGATTTTGATCCGCGCTGGCCCGATCTCAAAAAGCAAGAGATCGATCCGATCCTGGACTACCTCGGCGACCTGCCGCTGGACAAACTCAACGAGCTGGAGAGCGTGCTGCGCAGCGTCTTCGATCTCGCGTGCGAAAGCGGATTTAACGCGCTGCTCGAGGCCGGCCCGCACTGCGGTGTTGCCGACTTGGGAGCGCTGGTCCCGGAAGACCTGTGCGTGTGGGGGCGGTCCATGTGGGTCTGGCTCCACCACCGCAAGGTGTTCGATAAAGCGCAGGTTATCCATCAAGTCGAACACATGGCGTGGTGGCGCAGGCGCAATGATCTGCCCAAGACCAAGCCGGACACTTCCCCAACGGCGAGAGAGAAATTGGAGCGTGACATTTCCACGCTGCTCAAGTCACAAGGCCGAGGCAAAGATTGCACGGTCGAAATGCTCACCCGCGGCAGCGTCGATTACTTCTTCGCCTATCCCGACGATTTCGTGCAAAACGTGACCGTCCACGATAAGGAGGGCAGGCTCGGACCCGAAGCGTTTCGGCAGACGCTGCTGATTGTCTTCGCCTACAACCGCCAGGAGGGATCGCTCGAAACTTACGCCAAGCTGACGAAGCCGGTGAAAGAAAAGCTGGAGGTGCTCTTCGCCGACGCGATCCTGCACTGGAAGCTGGACGCCTTCGATCCCGACGCGGCCTACGAACTGGACCAGCTCAAGGACCCGTCGTTCGACCTGACGCCCGATCCGACTGACCAGCTGCGAGTCCGCATCCGCAAGCTGCGGCTCTCCGGAAAACACAGCGGGCGTCGCCTGCTGATCGAGGTGGACGACGAGGATCCCGACGACAACATCCACAAGGCTATCGAGGAGTGCGTCAATCTCGAAACGGTGCCGCTGAGCGAGTGGCACGCGACGTTAGTCACGTTCTGCTTCGAGTTCTTGCCGCTCGACGGCCGGAAACATGGCCAGCAAAGCTTTGACGTGGGCTATCCGCGCTCGTGCAGCCTGCGGGACGCCCGGCCGGAGCGTGTGGAACTCATCCAGAAATACCTCAAACGTTGGAAAATTGATCGTGTCGCCACTCCTGAAGAAAGTCCTCTCGCGGTGGGAGAGTAATCCGCCCGTGATTGTTGCGGAGGAGGCGTCCGGCGGACTGCAGCCCATTTTCGCATCACTCCGCAATCAATCGATCCTGCGGCCCACGTCGTCGTCCTCCGGATTCACCTGCACCGAATGCGGCGAGCGCTGCCGCGTGACGCACATCTCCGACCAGGCGGGTGATCTCCACGGCTACATCCATTGCCGCGACTGCGGCATCGTGTCGGTTCCAGCCCACGCACTAGAGCGGTGGGAGCTCGATGCGCCCGGCTTCCTCGCGGCCGTTTTTCGAGACATTCAACTGGCGATCCAGGAGCGGGTCGCGCGGCATCTTTGGCAGGTCGGTAAAGCCCATTGGGCCGGCCGCACGCGCGAGGTGTGGTTCGCCCGCTCGTTTCGACGCGATGCGGTTTCAGCCGTCACGCAAGTCTTGGCCAGCCGACCCAAAGCGATCTTGTTTGCACCGACGGAGTCGGGAGCAAGCCGCTGGCAGGAGATCACACCGAACCTAACGCTCGCGCTCGAATCGACGCTCACATTGGCAAACGGCAACATTAGCTTCGACACCGATTACGTCGAAGGCCGACTTGTGGATGCTGGCCTGGGGCCAGACGCGACGGCCAGTCGTCCCACGAAAAAACGCGGCAACCGCGCCGCCAATATCGAGTTGCTGCGGAAGGAAATGATCGAACACTTGCGGGCGGCACGCGACCATGCGTTCGACACGCGGGAGAAGACCGGCGAACCAGAACTGTTGCCGCGCCCCACTCAAAAAGCACTGGGAGAGCTGGTGGGCCTCTCCGAACCGGACGTCAGCCGCTGCTTACGTGACCTGAAGGCCAAGGAACTGCAACTCTACTGGAATACAGCCCTCGATCTGGACCAACTTATGAGTTGGAAAGGACCGCTCACGAAAGGATGAAAAACGTAGCGTCTTGCACTTGCGCCGTTTTCGTGCAAGTGCAAGACGGTGAATTCGATTGCCTAAGAACCTGCGGGACAGCGACTTGCGTCGCACCGCAGGTTTTTTCGTGCGATTTGCTGCAACTCCGGCGGCGGGTGTCGCCGTGCATCGGGCACGGCGGGAACCACCACCCGTCGGAGATTGCGAAATGTTCCAGCAGCAGAATTCAACAGGATTGAACGGTGCGTCGAGTTGCCACACCGGCGGCCTCGATTCTTTCACGCAGGGCTTCGTCCGCAAGAGCGCGCGGCAGCTCGCCGGCCAACATGGTTTTAAGCGGCAGGATCGCGACGAAATCGAACAGCGGTTGTATCTCAAGCTCGCGCCCAGTCTGCCTCACGCCGATCCCGATGATCCCCGGTGGAAAGCATTCGTGGCGATCACGGTTCGGCGGCACATCGCCAGCATGATCCGCGACAGCCTGGCGGAGAAACGCGATCACCGCCTCGCCGGTTCCATCCATGTAATTGTCCACACGGATGAAGGGCGGGCCGAACTGGCCGACATGCTGGGCGAGCACGAAGTTCCCTCACGGCGAGGCTGCGTCAAGCGCAGCGCACAGGAACAGGCGGAACTGACGCAGGACATCAGCGCAAGCCTGGCGGACATCACCGACAAGACGCAGCGCGAATTCTACGAGCGGCTCAAGCACGACTCGATCTCCCAAGTCGCGCGGGACATGGACATCCCGCGGACCACGCTCAATGCCTGGCTGGGCAAGCTCCGCAGCCGATTCGAGGAGCGCGGCTTGAAAGATTATTTGGAGTCCGTTTCGTCAGTTCGCCAGTGAACCGGGTTCTTAACCAAGTAGTGAGATTCAAACATTGCGAGGAGTGCCAGCATGCTGACGGACGTTTATCGCTACGACTTCCACGAAACGGTGGCGACCGAAGACGTCGAAGCCGCGCTGCTCCTGGCGATCTGGGGCTGCGAGGCCCTGCACGGCGAGGTGCAAACCCGCCTCGACGCGGCCCATTATCTCGATCTGGCCAAGCGTGCCTGCGTCATTGATGCGGGCACGTTGGTCGGGCGGGATCTCAATCGCTTGTTCCTCGGCTTCATCAGCCGCGAGATCGGTGCGGACGCCTTTCGCATCGCACGCCTCGAACGCTTCAACCAACACACCGAACAACTCCAGGAGGCCGCCGCGTGAGCAAGCTCGCCACGATTCAGCGGGGCCGGCAAACCATGCCGCCCCGCGTTTTGCTGTATGGAACTGAAGGGATCGGCAAGAGCACTTTTGGTGCGCAAACCCCCAAGCCGATCTTCATTCAAACCGAAGACGGCCTGGACGAAATCAACTGCGACAAGTTCCCACTGGCCACGCGCTACGACGAGGTGCTGTCGGCGCTGGCTGAACTGCGGCGCGAGAAGCACGACTACGAAACGGTTGTCATCGATTCACTCGATTGGCTGGAGCGCTTGGTGTTCGACAAGTTGTGCGCCGAGCACAACGCCGCCTCCATCGAACAAGTGGCCGGCGGTTATAGCAAAGGCTACACGCTGGCGCTGAGCTTCTGGCGTGAACTGATCGAGCACCTCAACGCGCTGCGCAACGCTCGCGGCATGGTTGTCTTGCTCATCGCGCACTCGAAAGTCGAGCGGTTCGAAGATCCCGAATCGAGTCCCTACGACCGCTATTCGCCGCGTCTGCATAAGCACGCCGCCGCGCTGATGAGCGAGTGGTCTGACGCCGTGCTGTTCGCCACGCGGAAGATGCGCACGCAGTCCGAAGACGCCGGCTTCAACCGCAAACGGACCACCGCGCATGCGATCGGCAAAGCGGGCGGCGAACGCATCCTGCGGTGCGTCGGCGGCCCTTCCTGCGTCGCCAAGAACCGCTACGGAATCACTGAGGAACTGCCTTTGAGTTGGGGAGCGTTTGTGGCCGCATTGTCTGGTTCGAACGCTCCTAATCCCCAAGGTCAAGGCTAGGACTGAGGCATGGCAGGATTCTTAATCAATCAGTTTCACCTTCATCCAACCAAAGGAAATAACCCATGGCAAATCTGCAAGGATTCAACGCAAACGATGTCGAACCGGCGAGCGAGTTCGAGCCAATCCCGGCCGGACGCTATGAGGCCGTTGTTGTCGATAGCGAGATGAAACCGACCAAGTCCGGCACGGGCAACTACCTGCAGCTCACGTTTCAGGTCATCGACGGACCGTTCAGCAATCGCCTGCTCTGGGCGCGGCTGAACTTGGACAACCCGAATGATCAAACGCGCAAGATCGCGCAAGGCGAACTCTCCGCCGTCTGTCGGGCGGTCGGCGTGCTGGCCCCCAACGACAGTGTTGACCTGCACAACCTGCCGCTGGTGATCCAAGTGCGATGCAAGAAGCGCACTGACACCGGCGAGATCGTCAACGAGGTGAAGGGCTACTTGAAGAAGGAGACGCCGCCGCCCGCCGCGCTGGCGACGCCGATTGCTGGTAGCACGCCTCCTTGGAAGCGTGCGTGAAAACACACCAGGCCAGGTCGGCGAGTCACGGCCGGACCAGGCATGGCGCGGGGCGGTTAGGCGGGGCGTGGCAAGGCATGGCTCTTCTTCTCAAACATTCGGAGTTACCTCATGAGCGCGACGAACGGAACCTGTAATCGCACCAAGGCCCGCGGGCCGGAGGTCACCAACGGTGCTTGCGGCAGCATCGACCTGACGATTCCTTATCGCGTCGAGCTGACGATCCGCGGCGATGCCGATCTTTTGTTTCACCGCTGGAACTGCGAAGCGGTCGAAGCCAAAGCGAAGGCGGCCAAGGGATCGGCGGCCAAGAAAACCGACGACGTGGAGTCCTACGTCTATCGCAACGGGGAGGGCGAACTGTGTCTCCCCGGCGAATACGTGCGGCAGGCGATCATCGCCGCCGCGAAGTACCGGCAAGACCCGCGCTCGCCCCGTAAAAGCGCGATGGATTTGGTGAAGGCGGCCGTGGTGAATCTGACGCCGCTCGCCAGCCTCGGGGTCACCAACTGGGACTACGAGCACCGCTGCCGGGTGCAGGTGCAGCGCAACGGCGTGACCCGCGTGCGGCCCGCGATCAGCGCCGGCTGGACCGCCACATTCCTCTTGATGGTGAATCTGCCCGAGTACGTCTCCAGCGGCATGCTGCACGGACTGGCGAGCGACGCCGGTCGCCTGATCGGCATCGCCGATTTTCGTCCGACGTATGGGCGGTTTCAGGTCGTCAAGTTTGAAGTGTTGGATGAGTAATTTAGTCAGTTCGGCACAGGCTAGGTTGGGTTTGTCGTGGCGAGGTGGGGTGGGGTAAGGCGAGGTTCTGTTGATTATGGAATTCGAACTGCCATTTCCGCCTTCGCAGAACCACCTTTGGCGTCGCGTGGGAAATCGCACGCTCATCAGCCGCGGTGGTCGGGTATTCCGCCAGGCGGTTTGCGCGATCCTCGCGGCGGCCAAGGTGCGGCCCCTCGATGGGCCGCTGGCGGTGGCGGTCGACGTGTATCCGCCCGACAAGCGCCGGCGCGACATCGACAACGTGCAGAAAGCGCTGCTCGATGCGCTCGCCCACGGCGGCGCGTATCACGACGACTCGCAAATCGCTCGCCTGACCATCGAGCGGCGGCAGGTTGTTCCGAACGGGAAGGTGCGCGTCCGTGTGGAGGCCTATTGCCATGAATGACACCGACCCTCATCGCAACGAGCGAATCGACCACCCGCCGCATTACAACTTCGGCCCCATTGAAGTGATCGACGCGATTGAGGCTTGGGAACTCGGATTTCACTTGGGCAATGCCGTGAAGTACATCGCTCGCGCGGCGCACAAGGGACAGCAGTTGGAAGACCTCAAGAAGGCCCGGTGGTATTTGGAACGCGAGATCGGACGACTGGAGCAACCCTGACATGGAAACCAAACCACGCACCTGCCTGAAGTGCAACAAGCTGTTTGATTCGGCGGGTCCCGCCAATCGGATTTGCAAGCGCTGCGCGCAGATCAACGGCCGCGTTCCGATTTCGGAAGCACAACTGCAAAAGCAGCGCGGCGTGAAGCGCCGCAACGGAGAAGTCATCAGCGCCTCGTCCGATGACGAGGCGACGGCCGGGAAGCCGTGAGTGGGGGCGGCTGCGATGAGTTGTGCGGCAAGGAGTGTCAAGGCGTGGCCTGGCACGGCACGGCGGGGTTTGGCATGGCACGGCGGGGTTTGGCATGGCAGGGAGAGGTTTTGCTCATGTTGAGGAGTTATCAAATCGAGGCTGTGGAAGCGGTCTACCGACACTTGCGCGAGCGCGACGACGCTCCGGTGTGCGTCATCCCCACCGGCGGCGGCAAGTCCTGGGTCATTGCCCAGATCGCATCCGACGCGACGCATCTCTGGGGCGGGCGCGTGCTGGTGCTGGCGCATCGCCGCGAACTCCTCTCCCAAAACGCTGACAAACTGCGGCTCGTGAATGAACGGCAGGACGTCGGGCTCTATTCGGCCGGGCTCAACCGCCGCGACACACAAGCTCCGGTCATCGTGGCCGGCATCCAGTCGATTTGGAAGCGGGCCTGCGACTTCGAGCCGTTCGACCTGGTGCTTGTCGATGAGTGTCATCTGATCGACAACCGCGACGACAGCATGTATGCCGCATTCCTGTCGGATGCCCGCGCCGTCAACCCTCGCTTGCGGGTGATCGGCTTCACCGCCACTCCGTACCGCCTGAAGTCCGGCAGCATCTGCACTGCCGACGGGTTCTTGAACCACGTCTGTTACGAGGTGGGTGTCCGCGAGCTGATCGTCGGCGGCTACCTCTGCCCGCTGATCACCAAGGCCGGGATCAACAAAGCCGACTTTGAACGGCTGCACGTTCGCGGCGGCGAGTTCGTCGCCGACGAGCTGGAAGCCCTGATGGATGATGACCGACTCGTCGAGGCGGCCTGTGGCGAGACGGTCGGCTACACCCGCGACCGCCGAGGCGTGTTGATCTTCGCCAGCGGCGTGAAGCACGGCGAGCACATCGTGCGCGTGCTGACCGAGCAGCACGGCGTTGAGTGCGGGTTCGTCTGCGGCGAGACGCCAAGCCGCGAGCGCGACGAGACGCTGGCCCGCTTTCAGGCGGGCCGGCTGAAGTACCTGGTGAACATCGGTGTGCTTACGACGGGCTTCGATGCGCCGCACATCGATTGCGTGGCGCTTGTGCGTCCGACGATGTCGCCCGGACTTTATTACCAGATGGTGGGACGGGGCTTTCGCTTGCATCCGTCAAAACAGAATTGCCTGGTGCTCGATTTCGGCGGTAATGTCTTGCGGCATGGACCGGT